GCGCAGGGCCGACGCACCCGCACAGGCGACCTCCCGCCGCTGCTCCGGCGACAGACTGGCGAACCCACGCCCGCGTCCGGTCATGAGCGCCCTCCGCGCAGCCGAATGGTGTTGACATCCCAAACGTTTGGGTTTACGCTGTCTTCATGATGACGAACGAACAGACCGCCACCACGCCCCGCCAGATTCATTTCGACGCCGCCGATCGCGCCTTTAAAGCACGCGACACGGGTCAGTTTCTCGCCGAGGCGTGGGCGTGGTATCAGACGCTGCACGACACCATGGCCGATGCTGAAGCCGCCCTCGCGATCGACATGGCGACCGAGGGTTCGCGGTACGAGGCGCTTGCCGTCGCGATGTATGGATAAGCCAGTGGCGCCTAAGAAGAAGAATCCGCACGCCGTCGCGATGGGCAAGAAAGGCGGGAAGGCGATGACCGACGCGAAGGTCGCCGCCGCACGCGCCAACGGGAAGAAGGGCGGCAGGCCAAAGAAGGTCATGCGACCCCCTCCGTGAAGAGCGGCGTAATCCCGACCACCCGCGTGAAGCGCGGCAGCATGGCGTCGGGGAACCGCGCGAAGCCGGAGCCGTCGATGCTGTCCACGCCGAGCGACTGCGCATACTTGAGCCGCCGCACCGTGTTCACGCGGCCCATGTGGACCCACGTGCCGAGCCGCTTGGCTTCCCGCACACAGAGGCGTGCGACCGGGCCGAGCTTGAAGGCGGTCGTGCCGCCGATGAAGACGGCGTCGCACGCCGACCACGGCACACCGACGTCCTCGACGCCGTCCTGCAACACGAACGCCGCAGGCAGCCCGTGCGCCTGCACGACGGGCGCCCAGGCGTCCCACAGTTCGCGCGTGGCGAAGGCGTCGCCGACCACATCGGGCACCGTCACGAACAGGCAGCCCGGCGTGCCCTGGACCGTCTCAAGCATGAGCCGGTAAGCGTCGGCATCGAACCGCGAGAACGCCGCATTGTCAGCCGCCCACACGGGCGACCAGACGACATTGCGCGACCGCGGGCAGACCAAGTGCCCGACGTCGTATTCGTCGTAGAGCGTCCGGTGCTTGCCAGACACGAGCAGCTTCATGCGCGTTTCCCCCTGGTCGCGTGCTCGGCCGCGGTCTTCTCGAAATGGCACTCGCGGCACAGCGGCTGCACGTTGGCCCGCTCCAACCTGGCCCCACCCTCGGCCAGCGGCACCACGTGGTCCACCTCCTGCGCGAGCTGGATGACGCCGGCCGCGGTGCAGGTCCGGCAGAACGGCTCCACGCGCAGCACGGCGGCCCGTAGGCGCTTCCAGTCCTCGTCGTAGCCTCTGGCCTTGGCCGTCCCGCGATACCGCTCCACGCGCCGCCACTCGGCCCGCTGGTGCACCGCGCACCGGCCCTGGCGTAAGGCCGTCTCGCCGCAGCCCGGCGACGCACACAAGCGGCTCGCGGCGTTAGGCATCAGGCCACACGCCGTACGCCGTGAGCCGCTTCCTAGCCAACCGGTGAGGGCAGCTGCAAACGTGCTTCTCGCCATTGCGCGGGCAGAGATGGCAGATGGTCTCGCGGCGCCACATATCCGCGGCACACCGCCGCGCGACGTCGGCCAGCCACGGGTAATCGTCCGGCGTATACCGGCCGTTCGTGCCTTTACTGATGTCGCGCACGAGGCGGTCCAGTTCGTACTGCTCGGCTTGTGTCACGTCAGCCTCTACGCCGTAAAGGCTCATCAGTAGAGGACCTCACCGGAAGTGCGGGACGGGCACGTCCAGCCCGAACAACCGCACCAACCACAGGATCAGGAACAGCACCACCACCACCCGAATGACCACCTTGATGGGCGGGCTCATCGGGATGTAGTTTTCGATGAGATACAGAATCAACCCCACGACGACGAGCGTGACGAGCAGACTAATCATGGTGTGTCCTTTGTCTCGCGCGCCTTGTAGAGCACCGCGCGTGCCTTGAAGCCGCAGTCGTCGAGGATGGGCATGTCGAGCAGGACCGGCATCGCCGGCCCGTCGCCCGTGTGGTACGACTGCAAGTCCGCGTAAAACCGCAGCGCGCCTTCGCACGCTTCGACGTGCGGCACCACCGCCTTCAGCACCGCTTCAACGCTGGCGAGCCGGCGGCGCAGCTCGCGGTTCTCGGCGCGTGCGCGCACCACTTGCTGCCCGAGGTCGGCCAGCGCCTTGCCCTGCAGCGAGAAGCGCGCCCGGTCCTGCGCCCGCTGCGCGTCGTCGCTCATATCCACCGGTCCCACAGCACGCAGGCCACGAGGAAGACGGCGCCGGCCAGCACGACGAGCACGACGATGGTCAGCACGACGTCGAGGGTCATGCGTCGCCCGCCTTGCGGTAGTGCGCCGTTTCCGTGAGATAGCCGTGCTGCAGCATGTACAGCAGCACCGCGTCGAGCCCGCCGACAACGTGCGCGATACCGGCAAGCCGGCAGAAGTCGCGGAAGGCCACCTGCTCGACCCGGAGCCGCCCACCGCGCGCCTTCACTTCGACCCAGAGCTCGTGCGCGCCCACCCGCAAGTCCGGCGCATGCGGCAAGTGCGCGAGCACGTCGGGAAGGCCAGGCGTCTGGCCCGTGCCCTTGTGGACGGCGTCACGGCGCGGTGGCCGGCCAATCACGTACACCCGCGCGCCGACCGAGCGCAGCGCCTGGACGACGTGCGACTGCTCGACCTTCTCGCTGACGCGCGCCTTCACGCCACCCGCTCCGGTGCCGGCACGACCTCGATGCGGTGCCCGCAGTAGCCGCAGAACCGCATGCCGACGCCCACCGGGCCGCGGTCGCCGAACACCCACCGGTCACTCGTCTCGCCGCAGGACGGCACCCAGCAGCCATCCTCAGCCGCTTCCCGCCACTCGCAGGGCGCGGCGTAGGCTGCGAGCGCGCGCTCCGCGGCGTCGGCCCGCTGCGAGCTGTAGAGCGCCGCGGCCCACGCCACGCACGCCTCGCAGTTGACGGCCAGGACGCCGTGGATGCAGACGCCGTCGGCCGTCATAACCACTCCCGTTCGACGACGGGGCCGCGCTGTTGCCAGCCATCCGTGATGGTGTAGCGGCGCTGCCCGGTGCGGCGTTCCTCGGCCAGCCGTGCCGCCTTGGCGAGCTCGAATAGCCGCGCAATCTCCTCCGGCGACTCGCGCAGCGGACGCCCGAACTCCGGGCTGGCGCGCCGCTCGGCCATGCGACGAGCCGACTGCACACGGTGGTGGCTGGTGTTGCGCTCGCGACGCCGGGCATGCCGGCAGGCGACGGCGCCGCAGGTCACGGGCGGCCCACTGTTGACGCGCCGCGACGACAGCGGACGCAGGCCGCAGTACGGGCAGAGGCTCATGCGGGCGGGTCCTTCCGGTCACGCCCTGGCAGACCGATCTCAGCGAACCGGATCAGCATGGCCAGCCAATGTTCGCGCCACACCTGCATCACGCGGCGCGGATGCTCGGCGAGCCACGGTGGCAGCGACCACACTTCGCCGTGCACCTGCACGTGGACGACCAGCCAGTTGCACTCGTCTGGCCGACCTGGCGGCGACTCGACGATCCACTCCGTCATCACCATGACCGACGAGAGGTGCTCGCGGTTGATCGTCCCGAGCAGCCATTGCTGAAAGCCACGGACATCTTCGAGACTCGCCGTCCTGCCATGCTGCAGTCCGTAAAGGCTCTCGCTAGTAAGCATCATCGTCACCGTGTTTCTCGTTGCGGTCCACGCGCAATAGGTACGGCTCCGGCTGCCGGTGCCCGTTCCGTTGATCAACCTGATGGTGTTGCTCGTGCGTCTGTACAAACAGGTTGCCGGTGTCGTCCGCGCGCGTATCCGCCTTGACTTCAATCAGCACAGCAGGCGGGCGCTCGACGACCAAGTCGCACCCTGTGAACTGCGTCTCGCGATCCGTGATCCGCGTGGCCATCAACAGCGGCGGAAATCCGCCATGCAGGTTGTGCATGTTGAGCCATGTCTCGACGACGTCTTCACACCGATGCCCGATATCGGCGTCGGACGCGTAGTGCCCCTTGCACGCCTTGAACAAGCGCGTGCGGCTCAGGCACACCGAGCGGATAAACCACTCATCCAACGGCACCAAGACGCCGCTAGCGGTGGGGATCTCTACGTGCTTGTACTTCCCGCTTTTGATCTCCTTACTCATCCGCCTGCGCTCGTAGATGAACAGTTGCTCGGTCCCAGGCACCACGTGAATCCAGAAATCCGCGCGCGACGTGTGAATGCCGTACTCGTACATGGGCACACCTCACGACGCCTGCTCTGCCTCATGGCCCCACACGTCCCAGCCGCTTGGTGCGTCACCGCGGCGGAACAACTCGATCCGCCGGCCGGCGGTGTACAGCCGGTCAATCAGCGCGCGAAACTCCGTCGGCTTCTCCGAATGCCGCCCGCGCTCGGCGCGAATCACCTGCGGCTCACGCGTCGCGGCGTCCGGCACGGCCGATCCGCGGGTGCAGACGAACAGCAGCTCTGCGCTTGCCGTGTGGTAATGCCCGAAGGTGCTCCGTCCCTTGTCCCACACAAACGCCGTCTTATACGTGAATCCCCACGCCTTCACGACCGCTAGGCAATCTGGCAGAAGCGGAAACGTCGCCCAGCAAAACAAGACCGCATCGGCATGCGCCAAGTCGCGCACTGGAAGCGCCGATAACTCCGCGACCGACATAGTCGGGTAGTTCTGCACGGCGGCCGTTGTTTCGTACCCGGCCAGGTCGCGGGTATCGTTGTACCTCCACGGCGGATCGGCATAGACGACGCGATACTTCGCGTCTGGCAGGCTGATCTCCTTGCAGATCGTCGCGGCCTTCCGCTCGCGGTTCACCTTCGTGATGGTCGTCTCGCGTTGAGCGATTGCCTCGCGCGTCTCTTCAGGCAGCGCCGCAAGCTGCTGCGCGACCATCGACGTTTTGCGGTCGATGCCGATCTCAGCCAAGGTGGGCGTGGTGATAGATGGTTCCGATCGGGAACCATCTATCCGATGACGTCCGCCCACACTCCCACCTGCGGCCTTCGGCAGGACCGTGAGCAGCTCGCCAAGCTTCGCGAGTGCCCGCGTCTTCAGGACATGTGCGGTCGCGATCACTTCCTCGCCCAACTGCTGCCGCTTGGCAAAGACCTCCTGGGCCGCAGCCACGTCCAGCACTAGCTTGACTTGGTCGATGCCGGCCGCGAAAGCCAGCGCCTTCTCGGCCTCCGTGAGTCGCTGAATAACCCGGTCCTTCAGGACATGCGGCGCCGAGGCTTTGATTAGGGCGCGGCGTGACTTCACTGGCTTCGTGTCACTCATGGACATCCTGTCGTCGGTGATCTCCTTCGGCGCTCAAAGGCGCTCTCAGTTGTGTCCTGCTCTCATGCTGTCCTCGCCGCCTGGTCATGGTCGCGACACTGCGGCCAGGTCGCGCAGGGCGGCGTGTGGCTGCAGGGGAAGCGATAGGGCGCCCCGTTGTAGTCCGGGTCAGTCACGGTGACGGTGCCGGACGTGCGCGCCGACTGCCCGCCACCCGACAGGCCGGCGGCGCGGGTCGGCCTGCGGTTGTCGTACTGGCCGGCGTCGATGTGGTCGCCTAATTCGAGGGCTTTGAACAGACTCACCACGGGCATGTCGAGCCGTCCAGCGAGGTAGTCGCTCGGCTCAATCCGCTTGAAGATGCGCTCCCACGCGGCGAGCCCTTTGGCCCGCAAGGCGTCGCGAATCTGGCGCCTGGAGGGTGCTTGCAGTTCGCCGAAGTCCACAGGCGGCGCAGGCCTGATGCGGTTCCAGGCCGCCACCAGCTCGAGCCCCGCCAGGTGTTCCCGTCCCATGCCGTGAGCCGTGGACGACGACGACACGAGACGCGCCACCGGCGCGGTGTCCGTCGTCCGTCGTCCGTCGTCAGTAACAAGTACTCCGATTTCCGTACTCCGCACGCTTTCGTGCGTCGGACATGCTTCGGGCGTGCTTCGCCTCTGCTTCTTACCTGCTTCTGGCGGGGGTGGGATGCTCGGTTCGGCTCGCGCTTCGTCGCCGCTAATGCGCTGATGCTTAGTAAATGTCGGGATATGGATGTACGCCCGGCCGTCTACCTCGTACCGGCGAATGAAGCCACGGAGCAGCAGCGCCTCGAGTTCGTCGGCGATGACGCAGTCGTCGTAAGGCAGCACTTCGATCTTGATGAAGCGCGGCCGGTCCTCGAGGTTGCCCGCCTTGTCGGCCAGCGTCCACAGCCCGGCGAACAGCAGGCGGGTCAGCGGGAGCAGCTCGGCCAGGTCTTCATCCTTGAAGAACGCCGGTTTCAGATTCCGAATACGGGCCACTTAGTGCTTCTCCCCTTCCCACGGCGCGTCGCCGAAGCCGCCCGCGTCGTCCTCGCCCGGCGCGCGCTTCCCGACTTCGCCGGTCATGATGGCGTTCACGATCGCGTCGTAGTCGGCGAGCCGGATATCTTTCGATGACTCGTAACCAAACGTCGCGATCAGCTTCTTCAGGTCGTCGTCTGTCCAGGACTGCTCTTTCTTGGCAATCGCGAAGAGCCGCTTCCTTTGGGGTTCAGAAATCGCGCGCAGGTTCGCCCGCGCGGCCGTCACCGCCGGGCCAGGGCCGGGTGACGGTGACGACGTTGGCAAGGGCTTCTGCGCGGCGGGTGGCTTGGTGGCCGGCTTGGCCTGCGCGGCTTCACCGTCGTCGTCCTCGTCGGCCACCACACCAGCGAGCGCCGCCAAGCCGTAGCGACGGCCGTAACTGATGGCGCTGCCAATCGACTGCGGCGTCGCGTCGCGGGCCCGCACCGGCAGCGACGACGCCACCCACTCGCCTGAGGTATGGGTGAGCCGCGTCGTCACCGTCACAAGGGCCTCGACGGCCGTCACGAACTGGTTGACGGCGATCCCGTGCGCCGACAGCGCGACGCGACAGGCGTCCATGATGGCGTCGAGGTCGGCGTACCGAGACGAGTAGTGCGGGTTCAGCGCGTTCTTCGTCGCCGCCTTCATCGTCCCCTGCGCCTTGGCCAGGGCGTCCGCGAACTTACCGAGCGTCTCGCTGGTCTGCATCACGGCGCTTTCGTGGCGGCGTCCAGGGTGGCGCGGGTGGCGAAGGCTGCGCGCAGGTCTTCCACGGTGGCATCCGCCGGGACGTGGTCGAGCAACCGCACCGCCGCCACCGCGAGCACGTCGTAGGCTTCGGTCAGGACGAGGAGGCCGTCGGTGCGCGCCATCGCGGCGAGTCCCTGGTCGAGATGACGGTGCAGTAAGGTCGGCATCGGCGTCTGGGTGCGGTACACTGCAGTCCTGCTGAACATGTGCGCGGCCCTCCAAGGCCGTGTGTGTGATGCGCCTGACGATGGCCCCATCCGTCGTCAGGCGCTTGTTGCGTCAGCGCGGTCGTGCGCGCCGGTCAATCTCGGCCACCAACGCCTTCCGCTCGCTCACGGCCACGGCGCGCGTGTACGACCGCCGCCATTCCAGCCCGCCCCCGTCGGCCGTCATGTGCGCGGTCACCTGGCACAGGCGGTCGCGCAGTTCCACGTCGCTCCACGCCTGCAGCTCGCCGCGCAGCCGGCGAATGAAGACGAAGCCGTTGTCGCCCTTCGCGCACCCGCTCGGCAGCGACATGTCACGCGACCTTGCCCGCCTTCATCGCCGTCAGCACGTCGCCGACACGGTCACACAGCGCGTCATGCCCGGCGTCAGCGTCGTCACGCGTCTCGTACGTGACGACGTCGGCGATACCACGCGCGCGCAGGGCGTCGATGACGGCCTGCGGCGCGCGCACCATCGACTCGTAGTACATGTGCGGCACCAAGAGGTCGGTGAGCACGTCCACGTCGTCGCGGCGCAAGGTCGTGCGGCGTTGCAGGTTGGCCTGCGACTCAAGGGCCGCCATGGCCGCCAGGACTCTCGGCGAAAGGTCAGGCATGTCAGGCCAGCTCCTTGAGCACGGGGGAGACACGGAAGCGACCGCAGGTCGGACACTCCCAACCAGGGCCACGGTCACGCAGCATCCAGAGCGGCTCGTCGTGTCGGCGCCAGCGGCACCAGCGACTGAGATACCAGGCGGCCGTCATCTAGAACAGCCACCCGTCAAGCACCACTTCCGGTTCCGGCAGCAGCACGCGGTACTCATGCAGACCGTGCGCGCCTTCGACACGGCGGCGCTCGACTTGGTAGGCGCCGAAGCGCACCTTACGAAGGTCACGTAAGCGCGCACTGACGCCCGCTTCGCTGCCGCTGACGGCGTCGGCAATGGTGGCCAACGTGCGCCACTCGCCGTCGAGCATCAGCGCGAGCACGCGCACCGCCTGGCTCGACAGCCGCTCGGCATCCTCGGTGCTGTCGAAGGTGGCGCCGTCGAAGTGGTCGCTGTACAGGATGCTCATCCGACTCTCCGCATGTAGGGGGTGTCCATGGCACGAGCGAGATAGCGGTCAACCTGGATGGCCGCGAAGCGATACGGCTCCTGGCCGATGCGTGGCAACGCCGGAATCGGGAAGGTGCCGGCGCGCATCTTCCGCTTCGCGGTGGTGCGCGACCACTTCAGGACGCCGAGCACTTCCTCAAGCGTCAGCGTGTGGCCCAGCGTGTCGGCGATGGACGGAGTTCTGTGGTAGGCGTTCACGCGCGTCTCCGTTCGAGCACGAGCACTTCGCCGCTGCCCTTCGCCGGCAGGCGCACCACGCAGCACCCGACGAGTGACGTCAGGTAGTCGAGCGCGGCGGTGCTGGTGTGGCAGATGGCAATGAAGGCCGGCAGCCAATGGCTCGGCATGTGGACGTCGATGCTGGGGTCGAAGTAGCTCTGGAACTGCGAGTAGCTGACGCCGAGCATGTCGGCAATCGCCTTGTGTGGCAGGCCGCTCTCGTCGGCCGTGCGCCGCAGCGCGGCTTTGAGTTCGAGCGCCTTCACGTTCAGGTGGGCCATGAGTTGTCGCTACCCAGAATCACTGCAGCCGTTCCGTCTTACCTGCGCCGGTATGTGTGCGCGAACATGCGCGCATGGTTGAACCGCGTCAGGACGCTTTTGCCTCGGCCGTCTCCTCGACCTCGGCCGGGAAGAGCACATCGGGCTCGACCTTGAAGAACGTGACGAGCCGTCTGGCTTCGTCGTAGGCGAGACGCCCACGGCCTTGCTCCAATCGCCCGTACCTGTCCACGGTGATGTCCACGGCCTTGGCCACGTCCCACTGCGTGTACCGGAGAGCCTCGCGGTGATCGCGCAATCGGTTGAAGTAGCGCATGGCCGGCATACTAGCCGGATGTGTCCGGGGACGTCAAGCACATTCTCCCCGGATTATTTGACGGGTAGTGCTGCGGCCTGTCAGATAGCTGGTGTGCTGACTCTTGGAAGGGAACTAGCCCGACTTCGAGAGGCGCGTGGACTCACGCAGGAACAGGTCGCCAAGGCCGTCGGACACGCACGGGCCGGCAAGGTCTCGCTCTGGGAGAATGACGATCGCCGACCGTCCGAGCCCAACCTGCTGCGGCTCGCCGACGTGCTGGGCGTGACGCCAGAGTATCTCCGTCAGTTCGGCCAGGCCTACGATCCAGCCGCCCCACGAATGACACGCCGGCAGCGCGCGCTCGCGGAAGCGACGGCCACGCCAACGGAGTCACGCAGTAAGTCGGACGTCTTCATCTCCCACTCGCACAGCGACAAGCTGCCCGGCGACATCCTGCAGCAGATCGAAGCCCTGGCGACCGACGGTCCGGAGATGCTGCGGCTGGTCGGGTCGCGTGGCATGGCGACCGTGTGGTCGCTCATCGCCGTCCTCGAGAAGCACCGCGCGAGCGGCGACGAACTCAACCTCACCATCGAAGAGTTCCTGGCAGCGCTCGCCGCCAAGGTCCAGCACAGCACTCCCCACCAGAAACGCAAGCACGCGTAAAGGGCCACCGACGCATGACGACACGGACGCTGGGTGCCGAGATCCGACGACTACGCCTCCATCACAATTCCGGCGCGATGCGCCAGGAGGATCTGGCACGGGCCATCGGACAGCAACGGGCGACGCAAGTCACCAAGTACGAGAACGGCAGCGTGACGCCCGACCCGGCCACACTCGAAAAGCTCGCGGCGGCGCTCGGTGTGCCCGTCGATCACTTCGCGGCTTTCGGTGGTGCCTACGATGCCCGCGCGCCGCGACACGCCGCGCCCATCGTGAAGTTGCCCGCGGATGATCCGATCCTGCTCCGGCTGGGTGGGGCGATGGTCTATGCCCTGAGTGTGAAAACCGCCGCGACGGTCCACACGTATCCCGACTGCGAGGACGACGTCATCGACACGTTTGAAGCGCACCTGAACCGCATCCGACGCGAGCGGAAAGCGTAAGCACATGTGCGTCGTGACATGGGCGCATGTGGCAATTCGCGCCGGTTTTGTGGCATTTACCTACAAATCTAGACCTTGGTATAGCCGTGCTGTACAGGGCCGAGACACCTTCGCTACAGTGACCATCCTTCCGCTTACCCGCGTCTGGCCCCAGCCCCACGCCGTTCAGGAAAGGACCGTCACGGATGCCAATCAGGATCGGCCCCGAAGGGCGCGCAGCGTTACTGTTGGTCACAAGTGTGCTGGAGCGACACCGCAATCAACGGACGGCCATCTGTGCGGCCGTGCGCGACGCGCTCGCGCCCTTCATGTTGCGGTCGGCCCGTCCACCCACCGCTTCGCGTCAACGCCATGCCGCACTGCATGCCGCGACGCGGCCACGCACCACACCGGCCCCGCTGCCGGTGGCCCTTCGACGGGTGGCGCCCATCGTCACGCTGATCGCGCAGGCGCTCGCCGTCACCTGACTCCACGACGCTCGCCGGGTGCGAGCCGCGTGAGCGACCGCTATCGGGCGGCAGTAGCGGCGGCGGCGCGAAGCCCGCATGCTTGTGGGAGTGCTGCGTGAGAATGGCTCGGCAGTGAAGGAGTAATCGTGGGTCGTCTGCTGTGTGTGTGTCTTGTTGTCCTCTGTGCCCTGCCGGTCGCCGCGCAGGACGTCGCCCCCGTCACGTTCACCAAACAGATCCGCCAGTTCCTGATGCAGGGCGACGACACGGTCAAGGTGGACATGACGGTCACGTTCACGGCCGCCACGGTGACCTTCGTGCCCATCAAGAAGGCCGATCCGATTGATGTGCCGTACACGGCGATGACGTCGCTCGTCTACGACCGCCGGTCGCGCGTGCGGAAGCTGTTCGGCCCCAGAACCGGCAAGGCTGAGGACCACTTCCTCACCATCCAGTACAAGACGTCCACCGGGCGCGGCGAGTACATCGAGGTCGAGATGGGGAAGGACACCGCCCCGCGGATGATCGCGACCCTGGAAGCCCGGTCGGGCATCAAGATCGAGCGCGCGTCCGGCAGCTAGCCATGCCTGACCGGCCTGCGCCTGCGCCCGGCATTCGCTGGTTTCGCGACAAATGGCGCGCGTCGGTCAGTGTCGGCGGGCGCGGCGCCAGGCGCACGCTCTCGACACTCTTCCCGTCGGATACGCCGACGCGCGAGATGCGCGCCTGGCAGGAAGCCGCGAAGGTCCGGCTCCGTGCGACGGCCGACGCCGACGCCGAACTCCAGCCGCGTGCCGGCCCCGCACAGACGCTCGAAGAGGCGGCCCATGCCTACCTCCTCACCGTGACCGCGATGCCCTCCTACGAGTCCCGCTGTGCGGATGTCCTGGCGTGGCGCCGCGCCCTCGGCCACGTCCGACTCGACGCGCTGACCGTGCGCGACCTGCTCACCACCGTGAACACCTGGCGCAAGGCCGGCACGGCCGTCTCCACGCTCAATCACCGCCGCACGGCGCTGGTGGCCTGCCTCGCGCTGCACGACGCGGCCCTGGCCACGCTGGCGCGCGACACGCTGCCCTACACGGTCGAGCCCCTGCCCGTGCCGCGCGAGCTGCCCTACCCGCTCATCCGCCAACTGCTCGCGGCGATGCCGCCGTCGAAGGCGTCGGCGTTCCTGGTCGTGATGGCCGAGACGGGCCTGCCACCCGAGACGCTACGCAAGCTGACGCCGGCCGACGTCGATGAGCGGCGGCGACGGGTGACGCTGGGCGTGCGACAGAAGGGCGGGAAGGTGGCCGGCGTCGTCCTGCCGCTGACGCCCGCGGCGGTGTTCGCCTTCGCGGCCTACCGCACCGAGGACGCCTGGGGCGGCGTCACCCGGCAGACGTTGTGTATCGTGTGGGACCGGGCCTGCGCGGTGGTCCGGCAGGCCGGGACGGCGGTGCCGCCCTGCACGCCCTACATCCTGCGGCACTCGTTCGCCGGGCGGGTGCTCGATGCCACGGGCGGCGACATCCAGGCGCTGCAGCAGCTCCTGCAGCACCGTGACCTCGAGACGTCGATGCGGTACGCGCGGAGCCGGGCGCAACGAGCCGCGGTAGACGCGATCGAGAAGCTGTCCTGATGACGCTGGTGCATTTCGCCGATCCGTGCAGCACAGCGGTGCAGCACAGCGCGACATCATTCAGGAAAAGTGTTCACATTCCTAGGCTTCCCAAGCCAGTCAGACGGGTTCGATTCCCGTAGCCCGCTCCACCACTTCTCCCTAGAGAATATTGAGGAAACCGCACGATTCCGGCCCACGCCCGATGGCGGCGCGGTACGTCAACTTGGGCCACAAAAGGGCTCTTTTGGGCACTCCGTGCAGCACAGCGTGCAGCACACCTCAGCAGGCCTGAGCACCTGTGTCACGGGATGCGTGACACCGCAGCTCGCTCATGGCCTCAACGCCTCCATCGCCCGATGCGCCAGGCGGATGGCCATCTCCATCTTCTCCGCCGCTGCGCTGGCGTGGATGTGACTGGCCGCAGGTGCGCCGCCGCCGGCCATGACCTTCCGCAGTTCTTCGACTTCTTCCGTGTGCCCCGCCATCGTCAGGACATCGAAGGGATCGTCCCCGGTAATGCGCGCCAGGCGCAGCGCCATCAACACGCCAGGGACGCCGTGCCCCGCCCGCCAATCCGAGACACGCGCGCCGGTCGTGAGCCCGACCAGCTTGGCGAGCGACTTCCCAGAGCCGACCTGATGGATAGCCTTGGCGATGTAGTCCGGCATCGACGAATACTTGCCACTGGGTGCTGCAATCATCTGCGGTGGGTTGACTTGCATGGTGCGCGCAGCGTAGCTCAGCCATTCAGCACGCGTCAAACAGAACTCGCCTAGGAGTACCAACTTACGTCTGCAGGAAGGCCGCGACGGTGACCGCCGCCGGCCGCGGCGTCAGCGTGTGGTCCGGCTCGACGAGCCACAGCCCGAAGTCCATGGCCGGCGTGACGAGGTCGGCGATATGGCAGTAGAGGGCGACGAGCGGGAGGCCGTGGCGCGCGTCAATCTCAAGCTCCTCGACGTGGTAGGCGCCGCTCGCTTGCCGCGCCCCCTCGTTCGGCTTCCACCCGACCTCGCTGTAGATGATGCGGTCATGCCCGAGCCGCTCACAGATGGCCGCGTACTCCGCGTCCCGACTGCCCCACGGCGAGAAGGTCGGCCGGTAGGGGTTGCGGTACGGGTGCAGGTCGGCATACCGCCGCGGGCTGGAGGCAATGCAGGCAATGACGTCATCGACGCCCGGCCAGTGCCGCTCCTCGCCGCTCACGTGGTCGTACAGGTCCATCGCGAGCACGACGCGCACGGTGGGATGCGCCGCCTCGAGCGCGTCGGCCATCGGCGCCGCCACGCGCAGGTACGCCTGCCCCCACACCTTGTCGAGAATCCACGGCTCGTTGCCAAGCGTCACCCACTGGCTGTCCGGGAACGTCTCGACGTACCAGCGGGCAAAGCCGCACAGGGCCTCGACGTCCGGCTCGGCGTGCGGCCACGCCAGGATGGGCAGCACCGCGAGCCCGGCGTCGCGCATCACGCGAATACTCGCCTCGGCGTTCGCGCGGTCGCGGCTGACCGGCACGTCCATGCGGATGAAGGCAAACCCGGCGTCGGCAAAGGTCTGCGCCCACGCCGGGCTCGGCCACACCGACTCGGCGCCAGGTATCGGCCACACCAGTCCCGTCTGCATGCGTCCCCCAGTGCTCGCGAGGGCCGACGGGGTGGCGCCGGCCGGGTGCCCAGCCTGCCGGTACCAAGGGTCGCCCCGTCGGTGTCAGCACCACGTCGCCGGCAGAAGCGCCGACGCCCGCAGCCCCCTCTGACGTCACACGGGCGTGGCCACCGGGCGCCGGAACAGCTGCGTGTCGGTGTCGTCGGTGACCAGATCCTTGAGCACGATCACGTTGCGGCCCCACACCTGCAGCGGCGCCGTCGCGCCGTGCTTGGACGAGTTCAGCTCGAAGCGCATCCACGCCAGGTACGGCGCGTCGGCCCAGGCCTCCTGCATCCACATCGGGACGCGGTAGAGGATGCGCACCGGGTCGCTGATCTCGGAGGCCATCCAGTGCGACACCATGTGCCAGCAGCCGTTCGAGAGCGGCGACGGATTGGGCTGCACGGTGACGGCGTAGGTCTGGTTCCAGTCGCCGAACGCCTCGGGCGGCTGCAGGTGGACGATCTCGACCCAGTTGCGGACCCAGACGCTATGGGGCATCGGGGTCGCCCCGGGCGCGGGCGCCTGCGCGGCGGTCCCCGGACCAGCCGGGATGACCGTCTCGGCACTGTGCAGGCCGGCCGGTAACAGGTCCACACGCCCAGGCGCGCGGAACTCGGTCGTGACGGTGTAGCCGGTCTCGGGCGGGAACTTGCCGCCCACGTTGTTGTAGACGACACCCGGCAGATGCATCAGCGTCCACCAGCCCGCATCCCCCTGCAGCATCATCTGCATGGCCTTGTAGGCGTAGACGCCGGTCTGTCCACCGCACCCGGTGCGGAACGACTCCGAGAACAGCTCGTCCCAGATGACCAGCACGCGGCCCTTGACGAGCGGGGCGATCGGGAACTTGAGCTGATGGCCGTTCCAGCTGCCCCACGCGGGGTTGTTCTCGTAGCTGGTCCGAAACAGGTGCGCGGCGTCCCGGGCGGCATCGTAGGTCCACTGTTCCAGCACCGACTTGCCCCCGACGCGCACGATGTCCGCGATCGAGCGCAGCGAATTGCTGGAGTGGTGCGCCGGGGAGGCGACCCACGCGTCGAAGAAGTCATGCGGCCCTTCACCCGTCGGGCGCACCGGCACCGGGTCACCCTGGATCGTCGCGGTCGCCGTGGTCGTGGTCAGCCCGAGCGCCACCGTGGACCCGCCGGCCACGGCCCGCGCGTCACGAATCGTGACCGTGAACGCCCGCGCCGGCGACACGGGAGCCCGCGCGGACGTGGGCACCGTGATCGCGGCGGTGACAGCCCCGGCGGCCACGCACACCGTGCCCGCGGCCGCCTCATAGTCCACACCGGCCAGGGCCGTGTCATCGGCGGTCGCATAGTCCACCCACACCTCCACCGCGGTGGACGCCGTGAGCGCCACGAGAAACGTGGCCGGCTCCCCTTCGGCGACCGTCGGCCCGGGCGAGAGGCTCACCGTCGGCAACGCCGTAACGCCCAGCGTGACCACGCCAGGCCCACTCACCACTGTGATCACCGTCTGGTCCGCCATGATGGGTCGTCCTCTCAGGCGTCGGCCAGCGTGACCAGGCTGAACACGACGCCGCAATGGAACAGCAGGCCGTCGCTGTGCGTGGCGACGACGGTCAGCATGCGCCGCTGGAGTTGGCGCGCGCCGGTCGCCGCCAGGTCGGCCGCCGTGAACGTGATGCGCAGGCGACCGGGTGCGCCCGGCGGATTCGACGCCCGGCCGGTGGCCACGAGGTCCGCGTCGGCAAACAGCAGCGCCTCCGTGTCGAGCGAGCGCAGCGTGCCCACGATGGACGTGACCGCGATGGGTGCGATGGGCGTGCCCTCGGCATCCACGAGGTCGAGATCGACGTACTGGGCGTCGGCGCCTTCGGTGAGGACGTCGTCGAGCGTGATGACGGTGCCGAGCGTGATGGACATGGCTACTCCGACCGGTGCGTGCGCGCGGTGAGGGTGGGACGGCCGACGGCCGCCGTGACGCTGGGGCCACCCGCGGCGGCTCCGGCGAGGTCGAGCCCGACATAGGTCGGGATTTCGCCATCCGCCGCACGCGCGTCGGCCGCCACCCACGTCACGACGGACGCCGTGGCCGTCGCCGTGCGGGCACCCGCCGTGGCCGTGCTCGCGGGCACCGTCCACGTCGTCAGGGCCGGCGTGCTGGTAACGCCCGCGGCACTCGACGACGCGGTGGCCGCGGCCGTCACCCATGTCACGACGGCCGCGACACTGGCGACGCTGTTGCCGCCCGTGGCGATGGCCGGGCCGGTGCTCCACGCGGCGGCGCTCGCGGTGCTGGTCGCCGTCAGGGCGCCGGGGGTGGCGGTGGCCGCGGCCGTCGTCCACGTGGCGTTGCTCGCGGTGGCGGTCGCGTTCTGGCCGAGACTAGCCGGACGCGGCGGGAAGAACCGGCGCGCGAAGAACCGAGGCGCGAAGAACCGAGGCGCGAACATGGCCGCTACGACACGTCGTAGGCCGTGGGCGTACGGTTGCCATCGGCGTCCACCGTGGCAGTGATCCGGTTCTTGCTGTCCGCGAAGTCGCGCACGGTCACGGTAGACGTGGCCGCGCCCGTGAGCTTGGCGGCGGTCGAGGCCGCAATCAGGCGAATCAACTGACGGAGCGTGTAGCTGCCCTCCACGACTTCATCGAGCACCGCGTCGGCCAGTTCGGCCGTCGTGTCCACGTCGCCGAACGTCCCCGACGTCACGTGCCCACTGCGAACGGCATCCCAGACCGACGCCTCGATGCGCGTCGTGACGTCGCTCGCCAGGGCCGCCGAGTCGATGGCGTCATTGGCAATCGCCGCCGCCGTGATGGCACCCGTGCTGATGACCCCCACGTCCACCTTGCCGGCGGTGGCGCTCGCCGTCGTCACCACGGCCAGGCTTACCGGCACGCAGCCGGTCTTGTACGCGATGACCACAAACGCGGTGTAGTCCGTCTCGGCTTGCGTCGGCGTGTAGAGGACGATGCCCTCTTCGTAGGCGGTCGTGCCGCCCCCCGCCGACGCGGCCCCGCCCTCAGGCCGCACCTTGAGACTGACGCCGCTGGTCTGGACGGCCCCATCGCTGATCTGGACGACGGCGCCGATGGAGAGGCGTGGCGGTGAGGCGGCGTTGCGTGGGTACATCAGCGTGCTCCGGTTCCGAGAGAGGTCGCGCGGGCGAGCAGGACCGGCACGGGCACGCCGCCGCCGCCACCGACCACGAGCTCGTGCGCGCCGATGTCGTAGGCCGACCGCGTCGTGCCGAGAATATCCACCGTGTAGTTGAGCGGCGCCGTGCCGCCGCTGACGTCCGTGCCGACGTTGTCGAGCGCCGAACTGGCCGACGCAATCGCCCAGTTCTCCGAGCCGGCGGTGACGTTCGTAAAGTACGCGCCCGCCGAGATGGACTTCGCGACGCTCGCCACGTTCCCCGTGCCGGCCACGCCCGCATCCGAGAAGGCGGAATAGGTCGCGGTGATCGTCCCGGACGTGCTCGCGGTGACGCCGGAGCAGTACGTGTTCCGGAGCGTGACCGTGCCTGTCACGCGATAGACGCCGTACGTGCCGCCGACCAGCGTGCAATTGTAGACATCGACCGAGGCGCACGAGAGCGCGGCGATCCCTGAACTATTGGCGTTCAGCGACGACCCGTTCCCGTAGCAGATCGTGTTCCAGACCTTCAGGATCGTGTTGACCGACGTCGGACAATAGATGACCGGCTCACGATTGACGGTGCCGCCCTGCTTCAGCAGACACCCGCTGATCCGCATGTCGTTGGCGACGTTGTTGCCCGTGAACGCAATGACCGCCTGGTTGTTCGCGTTGGGCGTCGTCGTGATTTGGAGATCGACCACCCGCACATAGTCGAACGCCAACGACAGCGCCGTCGCGCTCGTCGCCTGGAGCCGATACTTGGCCGGGTTCCAGGACGTCCCCGCCTTGTCCGTGGACGCGGCCTGGATCTGGAGGTAGTTCGTGGAGACCGGCGACGAGACCCACCCGGAGAGGGTAACGGCCGTCGTGTCCGCGTTGCCGTTGGACGTCGAGCAATAGACGGTCAGCTGGTCGGTCGGCGCGGCGATGCCGTCCGCCGTATCCTCCCAGGTGGCGAGAGAGGCAAAGGCGGCCGTACTCCCTGACGTGTTGTTCGTGGACCCGTCGCCGCCCGATGAGCCGATCACGACGTACTGTGGTGGCAGTGCCATTTACAGATCCTCGGTGGCGCCCGTGCGCTTGTGGCGAATGCACCCGCGTAGGTCATCGACCTGCAGGGCGGCGTGCCGGGCGGTGAGCAAGGCGTCGCGGATCGCCGACGGGAGCGTCGGCCAATGGAGCGCGCGTAGCCGGCGGCGGATGACCACGCCGTCCTCGTCGCAGTCCTGCGCCGTCAAGACCGCCTTCGCGTGCTCCACCTCCAGGCCCGCCACCTCGAGCACCGCCCACTGCGGGTGGGCCTGTGGCACGGTGAGCTGCCCATCAGGGAACACGTCCACGACATCGCCGCGGGTGTAGAGCGTCGCGGCCACGGTCGGATCGGGATGCGTCCGGTCCACGATGCGGATCACGAGCTGCGCCATCAGTAACTCCACCGCCGCGTGCCGGGTGGCGGCGTGCGCGTCAAGTAGCCATCCGCGATCAGTCGAGCCGACACGAGTTCCGCGACGACGGCGTGCCCGGCTTCGGTCAAGTGCAGCGCGTCGCCCTGGTAGTACGTCGTGTTGGCCGGGTTGCTGAGCCGCGCGTCGAGCGCCAGCTCGATATAGCCGTTATGCGTGGCCGTCGATCGGATGTGCGTGTTCACCGCGTTCCACCGCGTCGTCTCGGTCCCGTCGAAGTCACTCGTCGGCGTGATGGTGCAGACATAGACCGTGGCGCCCTCGCCCTGCCGACCGGCAATCCACGTGTCCATCGCGGCGATGATCGCGGCCGACGTCGCCCCGGTGTTGAGGTCGTTCACCCCGCCCAAGAGGACAGCGAGACGCGTGCCGGACGCGGTGTTGCCCGCCAGTTCGGCCGTGACCTGCGTCTGCTCCGCCATCCCGCCCGTGCCGGAGATTTTGTTGCCCCCGGCGGCGTCGTTGAACCACTTGGGCACCGCCACCAGGCGGGCCTGCGTCGCCACGTGCAGCGGGTACGACCGATCGGCCGAGGGCGGTACGGTGCTGCCCTCCGTGATGCTGTCGCCTTCATAGACGACGAAGACGTCGGACGTGCGCGCCGTGGCCTGCCACGTGGCGGCGAAGTAATCCACGACCTGCTCGCGCGTCGGGCTATCGACCGCGGCCGCGTAGATGGCGATCTCGTAGATTTCGCCGACGAACCGGAACGTATCGCCGTTCCATTGGCCGATGAAGCCGCCCGTGAAGCTGCCGGCCGCGTTGCCCGTCAGCGTCTCGATGCGCCCGTCGTGCACGAGGGTCATGTTGGTGCTCGCCCCGCAGATGACGCCGACCGTCGAGACGCCGTGCCCGGCACGGAAGCTGCCCAGCCGCGCGCCGCCGTTGGTGTAGACCGCGGGCTTGACGGTGCCGGTCGTAGACGCGAGGTACAGCACGAGGTCCACGCTGTTGTTGTCGAAGTGGACGAGCGTCAACGGCCCGCCGCCTTGGCGCTGGCGGCAGCAGACGAAGATGGCGCACGCCTGCCGATCGACGGTGAGCGTGCCGGGCAAGCTGAGGTACGTGGACCCGGAGAACGACACCGACGCCCGCCCGCGCACGACCTTGGTCGTCGGCCGATTGGCATCGGTCGTCTGCGTGGCGTGGTGCCCGTTGCCGGACTGGTCCGCCCACGCCGACACGCCGGCACCGGTGATGGTGATCCCGGTTCCGCCGACGTACCGCGCGAGCAGGTTGGTCGTGGGCAGCGGCATGGCTACTGCTGCGTGTAGAAGAGACCTGCCGGAGGCGCGGCGACGGCGACGTTGATATCCCCGCCATTCGGCGTGATGGCCGTCATCGCCACCTTCGCGATCGGGATGCTCGCCGCGTCGTTGGTGACGAACTTGAACACGACGAAGTGATTGACCTCCCCGACGGCGCCGAGCACGGCCGCGAAGGCAAAGTCGGCCACGTCGTAGTAGACCCGGTCAGTCGTGTCGTCCTTCACGCGCGTCTTGGTGCCGAGCGTGACGTCGTAGCCCGTCGAGCCGATGCCGGTCATGACGGTGGCGTCCTTGCTGACGGCCGCCTCGGTGGCCGTGGTCACCGGCCGCGCCTTGATGGTGTCGCTGGCCCAGTTGATGGTGCCGTCGAGCAGACTATCGGCCCCTTCGTTGAACACGAATCCCGCCATGGGTGTCCTCCCTGTCTGGTTGTCCTTACGTCAGCGGGTGACCCGCTCGAGTTCGATCGCAATCGCCTGCGTATTCGCACGCGCCCGGTCGCGTAAGAGCGCCAACACCGCCGCATCTTCACGCGCCTGCTGCACGCTGATGCGCCGCACATCGGCCAGCAGGTCGCCCACCGAGGCGCCCACGTGCCCAAGTTGGTCGGCCACGAGCGGCAACACCACGCCCAGCACCTTCACGGCGTTCTGGCCGAGCACGCGCGTGCGCGGCGTCTGCACCGTCAGGCTATCCGCCAACGCCAGCGCGGCATCGTTCCCCGCCTTCAGCGTGTGCAGCGCGCCGAGGTACTCGTCGGTCGGCAGCCGCCCGGTGGCGTGGGCCGACTTGCCCATCTCCATCACGAGCCCGAGCCGGATGACCACCGCCAGCGCCGTCTGTCCGGCGTGCTGCGTCGCGGTGTTCGTGCCGACGTGATGGGCCGCACAGCCGACGAGCGCCGCCACCACGAGCAGCCACGTCACCAGGAGGGCCCGAGGCCCGCGCATCAGCCGGCCGTCGGCGCGTCGTCCGGCTCGTCGTCCTCGTCCTCGTCGTCATCCTCGTCGTCCGGCACGTCGTCGTCCGGCGGCGGCAGCTCGTCGTCCGGTGGCACCGTGTCCGCGAGCAGTAAGGCTAAAGGCGCACGCATGGCGTTACCTCTTCTTGGTCGAGGGTCTACTGCCCTTCGCGGGTGACTTCGTGGCCGCAGGCGCGCGGCGCGTCCGCGGCGGCTTCGTCGTGGGTGGCTCGTCGTCGGCCGGCGGCGCGGCCTTGCCGCCGGATACCGTGCCGCGCAGCAGGCGGCCGATGCGATAACTCAGGGTTAGCGTCTGGCCCGCGGCCAGGGTGCCCGTCTGTTCCACTTGCAGGGTGGCCGGGTTCACGATGTCGAAGGCGAGCGCCCGCGTGGCGGCGACCACGTACGGCGCCTTGCCACCGTACACCAGCACGCCGTAGCGGCCGTCGCCGGCAATCGCGCCGTCAATGCGCGCCGGCCCGCTCGAGACGCCAGGATCGCCGTGGTAGCCCGTCGGCGAGCGGAACGGGTTGTTACTGCTGCCGCCGCGCGTGGTGTCCCACCCGAAAACGTCGGTGGGCAGCGACGAGACGGCACGGGCCACTTCGCCGAAGCCGGGCTGCCGGTGCAAGTCGCCGTTCCAGCGCACGCCGTAGCCGCTCATGTAGCACCACCGCTGCGCCGTGAGGGTGGACAGCAGACCCGCCGCGGCCAGGAACTCCACGTCGTCACTGCGGCCGAGCGGGTCGCCGTCGTGCCGCGTCCCCGAGACATCCGCGCCGGGGCCAAACGGCTCGCCCTGGATACCGCACTGGTTCGGGTCGCCCCAGCCTTCCCGGCGAATCGAGAAGATGTGCCGCAGCACGTCCACCCACGGGCCCGGACGCAGCCCGTGCACGGAGCCGACGTCGGCGCCTTCGGCCCACGCGCGCAACTCGTCGGGCTCTTCACTGTTGCCCGGGGCCCCGTGGCACACGAGCGTCCCCGGCGTCTCGGTGCGAATGGCGCCGGCGAGATAGCGCGCATCCGCGGGCGTCTGCACGCCGTTATACGGCGGCTCGTTGCAGACCTCGTGGATCTCGACGACGTCCTGCAGACCCGCGTCGCGCAGCGTGCGGCAGACCTGCGCAATGTGATCGCGGATGGCCGAGCGGCTGCCGAACATCTGCAGGTCGCCGCGGCTGTGGTGCGCCTTCAGGCCGAGCGACGCGAGCACCTGATAGAAGCGCACGAGCGCGCCCCAGTAGTCCGGCGTCGCCGGGACCCCGTAGCCGCCCTTCGCGGTGAACGCATGCGGCGCCACTTCGCGCCCGCGCCAATAGTCGTAGTAGCCCAGCGTGTCGCAGACGCGGATCGCCGGATAGACGCGCGCGACCGCCTCGAGTTGCGCGCGGGCCGTCCCTTCGTTCCGCGTGAACAGGCTGAAGGCTTCCATGAAATGACAGACGGCGTAGGCGCGCGGGCCGGTGGCGTCCACGAGGGCCCGGCCCTGGTGCGTCACCCGGCCGTGCAGCAGGGTCACGCCCCCGCCGCGGACGGCGTCGATCCACCCTTCCGTCTCGAAGGACTCCCACGCGCCGATGCGCTCGGCGTCGCCGAGCAGCTCGCCGGTATCGACGGCGCGCAGGTACTTGCCGTGCGCCGTCTTGAACGCCGACGTGCCGTCCTCGTTGCGCACGCGCGTGTACGACTCCCACGACTGGATGCGCTCGGCGTCGGCGATGACCTCGAGCGACTCCAGCGCGCGCATGTACCGCCCGTTGGCCGCGCGAAAGGCGACCGTGTCCGGCTGCTCGCCCGGTTCCAGCGTGAAGTTTTCCCACGGGCCACGCGCGCCGCGGTTGCACACGACGACGGGCGGGTCGGTCGTAATCTCCGCGCACACGTAGGTCTGATGACTCGGCGCGAACAGCGCCACCGGGCCCGTCGGCAGTCGTTCACTCATGGTTGCGTCCCCTTCGGCGGCACCGGCACGAGCACGCCCTTCTCCCAATTCATCGTCCAGCCCGGGTGGTCGGCGACGATGGCCGCCTCGAGCTTCGTGCGCTGCTCCGAGAGCACCATCTGCTGGAGTTGGACTTCGAGCTGCAGCGTCTTGACGCGCAGCAGATGCGCTTCAACCTGCGCCTGGTGCAGCTCGGACAACGCTGGTGACGGCGGGACGGCGTCTGCCGGCGTCGCGGGCGCCCGTGGCGCCTGGCTCGGGCCTTGACTCAACAGACCCGCGATCAACAGTTCGATCACCATGGCCGATCACCGCAGCGACGGCGGCAACGCCACCACGCCCTGTTGTGTCGCCGCTTGGGCCGTGGCCGTCGCGGCGAGCTCCGGCGACAGCGCCCAGAGGTCCCACATGCGCGTCATGTACGCCTGCAACTGCGCATCGGTAAACGGCGGCACCACACACGTATCCGACGCAATGGACGCCGCAAACCGCTGCGCCCAGAGTGACGGATTCTGCGCCACCGAGACCGCCAGTCGGGCCCGTGCGTTATGGCGATCGACGGATTTCGCTTTCACATAATCCGGCGCCGTCGGCGACCCTGGCGGAATCACCAGCGAGCACAGGGTGCTGGCACCAGGCGCGAGCGCTTCCTGCGCCGAGGTCTGGCAGCACGTCGGGGGATTCTCGCCCTGTGCAATCACCGATTGCTGCTGCGCGGCGACGCCCACGCGATCGATGAACGTCTGGTCCTTGGCGAACGCCGCGCGCTGCTCATAGGTCAACTGCGCGACGCCGACAGTCGGCCAGAGACACAGACACATCAGCAGGAGACTCTGTCGCATAATGTCAGCCTTTTCTCTCAACACGTCAGCAACTCCCCCCCGTCAGCGAGCCCAACGTGAAAATCAGCGTGCAGGTGCCCGTGCCCGCGCTATCGCGCACGGTCTTGGTCGTGGTGAGCGCGGTGCTGCCGCCAATGCTGAGGCCCCCAGCGTTCAGCGTCAGCGTGCCGGCCCCGCCGCCAGCCGAGAGCGTGAGCCCCGCACTCACGCCCGTCGAACTGATCGACAGATTTCCCGACCCCTTGACGATATTCGCCGACGCACCCAAGACCAGATTCGACACGGCCGTGATCGCGCCGCTCACCGACAGCGCGGTGCCACTCCACGTCAGGTAATCGTCCGTGGCGCCGGTCCCTTCGCCGATGTAGAACTTGTAGGTGCCCCCGTCGTTACCGAGCCAGAAGCCCGTCCCGGTCGCGTAGGCGGTCGCGCCGCCCTTGATGTGGCCGCCGCTGCCGATGGTGATACTGCCCGTGCTCGTGATGGTGCCGGTCGCGCCGTCGAGCACGAACGGGCACAGCGTGCCGGACGACGCGCAGAAGGACATCGATGTGGTGTTGATCGACACGGCCGGGCGGCCACTGCCGCCCATCACGAACCCATACGTGCTCGAGAGATGGATCTGCCGGACGCCCGCGTCGTTGAATATCTCCAGAAATCCGTCCGGGCTTAACACGACGCGCGGCGTCGTCGCCGTCATCATGCGCACGCCGTTGGTCGGATCGACGCTGAGCCACTGGCCGGACGACGGCCCGGCCGCGAAGCCATAGGTCGCCGACGTGTACCCATAGCTCCCGTTGAGATTGCCCCAGCGTGTCTGGAGCGTCATATTGGCCGCCACGGGTGCGGTCGTCCACGTGACGGCTTGCCAATAGGGCGAGTTGATCCCTTCCGGCCCGTCGTTGCTGCGCGCCACGAGAAACCCCTGGCCGCTCACGCCGTAGTCGATGACGATGGCGTCCTCCGCCACCACCGTGCTCGTCGGCATGCCGCCCGCACTGCCGCCACTGCCGCGCGTGAACCACCACTGCTGCTGCCCTTCGGTGGCCCCGGACCCGTCGCCGACATAGTTCACCTGGCCCACGCAGTCCCCGATCGTCAGATCGGTGTTGCCGTCGTTGTCGGCATCCGTCCGAGAGAACGACCGGAGCGACACCCAGTCGTTTTCGGCAAACGCGCGGATATTGGGAAAGCCGGGAAAGTCCCGCGCCCAGAGGTAGTTGTTGCCGGCCGCCGCGGGGCACGTGAACGCCTGCGCCAGCAGGACCGTGCTCTTCGCGATGACCTGCCCGCCGTTGAGCGCCATTTCCAGATCGGCGATGAACGCCTTGGCGTGCAGTTCATCCACATAGACGTAGCGGAAGTCCCCGGCGCCCGCGGGCGTGATGGCCCACCCGGTCGTGTGGCTCACGTAATCGCCCGTGCGGACGGGGCCATTCGCGCTCACGAGGATGCCGCCCGTGCCGGTCGTGAGCGTCAGCGCACTCGCGGCGCCGAGGCTGTTGATGATGGGGCCGGTGCCGGTGCTAGTGATGTTCCCGACGCTGGTGCCCGCGTTCTGGAACAGCGCGTGATAGTAGACGCCGGACGTCAGCGCGGCATTGAGCGTCGCGGCATACGTCGTCGTCACGGCGTCAATGGTGAGGTTGCCGGTAATCGTCGTGGGTTGGCTCAACGTGATCGCCGTGTTGGCAAAGCTCGCCACCGTGGCCGCGTCGGTGTTATTGCGAATCAGCAGCGGATTGCTCGCCGGGCCACGGATGCCGCCCGTCCCGAGAATGACGTCGTTGGCCCCGCTCACGGTCACGTTGCCATTGCTCGTGAGGCCCGACGTGAACGTCTGCAGGAGCGCGAACGTGTTCGCCTCGTCCTCGTACGCCAGGCTCGCCGGCAGGTCGGCTTTGCCGAGCACGCGCTCGAAGACGTCCCCGTCGAGGTCGGTCAGCAGCACGAGCGTGCCGCCCACGGTGCCCAGTCCGTCGAGGCGCACCGTGGTCCCCGAGGGCGGCGCGGGCGTCGGCCCGACCGAGAGCGTGCGCGTGCTCGTGTTCTGCGCCCACGCGGGCCCCGCCAGCGCCACCAGGACGAGCCACAGGAGCAGGGCGCGTCTCATGCCTTCACCACCGTGGAATGCCCCACGACCACCGGCCGCGACCCCGAGGTGACCCGCACCTCGAGCAGCACATTCGAGACACCAGCCGGCGCCGTCACGCTGCCCGTCTGGTACGAGTAGAAGCTCACATCGACATAGGTGCCGACCGCCGTACTGGAGAGCGTCGCCAGGGCCGCGCCCGCCGTCTGGTCATAGAGCCGCACTTCCATCGTGCCCGCCGAGAGCTGGTACATCGGCACGCGCAGCGTCCAGGTGCCCGCCATCCCGGTGCCGCCGAGCTGTGTCGGGATGGCTTCCGGCGCCGCCTGCCAGCTCGTGGTCGCCGTGATCGACTGGTCGTTGCTGCCGCCCAGATGGAAGGTCGTGCCCGACGGGAGCGTCGTCCCGCCACCACCCGGCGTGCCCGGTGTGCCGCTCGTGCTGCCCGTGCCCGCGACCGACATCCCGCCGCCCGTCGTCCCGCCGCGGCGCTTGAAGTAGTCGAACCAGGCCGTGTGCAGCACGTCGTCCTGGACGCACACCGCCGCGTAGACGATGTTGTCGTCGTCCTGCGCTTCGACGCGCACCGACTCCACGAGGTACGTGCCGCTGATGTTGCTGTCGGGCAGGGTCAGCGTCACGTGGAGCAGCGGGTAGTAGTTCTTCGTGCGCGTCCGCACCGTCACGATGAGCGGTTCGAGGAAGCGGCGCGACAGTTCCTCATCGCCCCACGCCTTGGCCTGCCCGAGGTCGGTCTGCTCGGACGCCTCGACCAGGCCGTCCACGAGCGCCGTCGTCGTCCACGCGCCCGAGGCCGCCTGCACGCTCGCATCCCACACGCGCACCCACGCCGGGAACGTCACCGTGAACGGCACGACGATGAGATGGCCGTTGGTGCCACCCGACGCGCGCACGACCGCCTTGAGCGTGCTGTTGTACGTCCAGGTCCCGCCGCCGATGGCCATGGAGACGCCGTTCTCCGTGACGGTGGTGGGCGGCTCGGCCGGTTCGACGTTCAGCAGGAACGTCGTCTGCGTGCCGTTGAGCGTGCGCCCTTCGGTGTGAGTCACCGTGCCCGTGCCGCCGGTCTGCAGGAAGAGCCGATTGACCCGCACGGCGCGCGTCTGCTCGATGCGCAGGTCGGCTTCGAGCGCGTTGGCTTCCGTGATGGTCGTGCCAGTGAAGGAGCCGGGGGCGACAAAGGCGAACTGTTTGTCGCCATTGATCCGCCAGGGATACCCACTCAGTAATGTGAGCTGCCCAAAAATCGCCGACAACGTCTGATGGTCGAACTCCAACGCGGGCAGCACCGGGCCACCCGACACCGTCCCGATGTTGGTCACGCCGAGCGGCGTCAGGTACGTCGTGCACAGCGACGCCGCCGTGGTGAAGACGCCCTGCGACGGGACGGTGAGCGTGTCGATCACGATGCGCTCGGCCAGCGCGTCGTAGCTCTTGGCCGTGATGGTGTTGAGCGTCAGCGTCGGCAGCCCGCCGGCCTGCCACACCGTCTCTTCGCGGCGCTCGATAATCTCGCCCCCGAAGAGCAGGTTGGCGCCGTCGGTCACATAGACGGCGTGGCCGAGCGTCGGCCGGAACGCGGACGCGCCGGGCGTGGTCTTTTCGAGCACTTGCGCCGTCAGCACCTCGAGCCCGAGATGCTTGTCGATCGACAGCGTGCCGTCGCGCAGGTTCGCGCGCCGGTTCACGCCGTTGATGGTGAAGGTGAGCGCCACCGGTTACGCCGCCCCCGTGTAGACGCGCACGACGCGCGGCAGCTCACGCACAACGGAGTTCGCAATGAGGCGCCCGTCCAGCATGATGTTGATGGTCTGCTCGCTGGGGCCGCGCATCCCGCCCAGCTTGGCGAGCGGGATGATGGCTTCCGGGCCGGCTTCGCCCACGAGCGCGACGGTCGGCCGCGTGACCACACCACCCGCGGCCATGGCCGGTGGGTCCTGCCCGCCGAACGGCTGCCCCGACGACGATCCACCTGGCAGCGCGGGCACGTCCGCCATCGTGTCGATCAACTCGCCAATCTTGGCGATCAAGTCATTGAGCGACGCGATCATCTGGTCGATCGCCGGCCGGAACTTGTCACCGATGAGGCCGGACGATTCCGCGAAATCGAGCAAGGCCTTCGTGCTCTCGTCCAGGCCCGCAGCGAGTTCCGGGTTGTCCTGGAGCATCTGCCACAGGGCCTGGAGGCTCGGCTGCATCAGCCGCGCGGCTTCGAGCCCGCCCTTGCCGAGGTTTTCGAGTTGCTTGTAGGCCTCGCCGATGCCGTTGGCGAGTTCGGCGAAGAGCTCCGGTGATAGCAGGCCGGTGTTGGCCAGGCCAGCCAGCGCCGAGCCCAACCCCTGCGCCATCTCGACGAGCGGCCCGGTCTGTGCGCCACCCGCGATGTCGGACAACGCCTGGAGGTTGCCGAACCCCGCGCCCGGCGTCATGCCGCCCGCGGCCATCAGCGCCTGCAGTTGCTGGATGGGCGCCGCGAGCCGCTTGAGCACCGTGACCGCCGACTCGCCGCTCTTGACCGCCTGGTCGAACAGGACGACGAGCGACGCCGTCACGGCGCCCACGCTGGCGTCGAACTGGTCGAGGTTCTGCGTGCCGCCCGCCGTGAGCGTATCGAGCGCGGCAATGGCCTGCGTGATGCCGGCTTCCGCCTGGTCGCGCTGCTGCGCGGCAAACGCCACGACCTCCTCAGAGCCAGGGCCGCCAGGACGGATGTGCGTCATCGCCGTGAGCTGCTGCCGACTGAGCACGCCCTGCACACGCGCGACTTCGGCCAGGCTCTTGGCGAGCTTGTCGGCTTCCTGCCGCTCTTTCGCGAGCGCCTGATTGAGTTGCGTCACGGCCTGCGCGAACGCCTTCGGCTCCCCGTAGAACGCCTTCAGGAAGCCGCCCTGTGACATGCCGAGTCCGCCGACCACGTCGAGCAACTTGTCGAGCCCGCCAAACTCCGCGGTGAGCTGGCCCGCCTGGACGTCCTTCGCGACACGCTGCGCTGCCGCATTGGCGGCCGACGCGAACATGCCCGCGAAGGCACCCACGAGCGCACCGACGCCCGCACCCACCCAGCCGCCGGCCATCCCGCCGGCCGCAGCCCCACTGGCCGCCCCCGCCAGCGCGCCCTTGCCACGGTTCGTGAACAGACTGCCGACCGACATGCCGGCGCTGAGTCCGGCGAGCCCGCCGCCGAGCGCCTTGCCCGCGGTGGTCGGGACAGTCTTGCCATCCTTGGTGGTCGTCAGGCCGCCGACCATCTCCGCCAACGCGGACACCATCTGCTGCCCCGCGTTGGCCGCCGCGAACACCGTGCCGAGCGACTGGTTGATGCGCTGTAACGCCGGGCCGCCGACCTGCGCGAGCTGCGCGAACGCCTGCGCCACGCCCTGCAACTGGACGCGCCAGTCCTTCGTCGCGACGGCGACCTTCTTGGTGCCGTCGAGGACGCCGCCGGTCATGTTGTCGCTGATCTGGTACTGGTACGGGCCGGACAGAATGGCCGACATCGGATGCTTGGCGCCGATGAGGTTGTCCGGCTGCATGGCGATGAAGGCTTCCATCTCCATGCGCGCGAGCTGCAGGTTGCCCTCGTACTCTTCCCACCCGCGCGCGGCGTCATGCGCGAACTTGAACGCCTTCTGTGTCTCGGCGTTCAGTTCGCGCTGGAGGTCGGTGAGTTTCTTAGTCGTCTTCTCGGCCTTCTCGACGGCGGCGGGCGCGACGGTGGCCGGCGTCACCGCGCCGGGTAGTGTAATGTCGCGCCCACGCGCGGCGCCTCCGAATGTGCCAATATCGGCCGCCTGCATCGGCCCCATGCGCATATTCATGTAGGCCGAGATCAGCGCGCCGAACGGGCCGCCGCCGAACATCGCCGCGCCCATGGGCGTCCCGCCACCCGCGCCCTGGACGCCGAGCTTGAGCGCGAGATCCATCTCGGTCTTAATCGCGCGGATCGCGGCCGGCCCCGTATTGCGCAGGCGGTCGAGGGCGTCCGCCACCTTGCCCAGCGCGGCGGCAAAGCCTTGCGACTCATTGCCGGCGCTGATCACCTGCACGACCATGTCCGACAGCGCCGTCGTGATCTTCTGCGTGTTCTCCCAGACTGTGAGCTGGGCGTCGCCGAGCGCCTTCGCCTTCGTGCGCGCCGCGTCCATGGCCGCCGTCGCGAAGGCGAGCTTCTTCTCCTCCTCCGTCAGTGATTCGACCGACTTGTGGTTCGCCTTCGCGTAGTCCGCGGTGGCCTTGGTCAGATCGACCTTGATGCCCAGGTTGTCCAGAATCTGCGGCGACATCCGCGACAGCGCCGTCGTCAGGTCATCGACCGACTTCGCGGCGTCCTGACCCATCGCGCGGCCGAGCACGGTGGCCACGCGCGCCACCTCGTCGAACTTGATGCCCATGTCGCCGAGCCCGAGCAGGCTGCCTTTGTTCGCGGCCCGCAGCAGGTCCGTATCGGACACCAAGCCCTTGGTGGCGACACGGAGCCCGAGCAGGGCCGACTCGGCCTGCAGGGCGCCGCCCTGGAGCTTCTCGAACGATTGCTGTAGCGGCGTAAACGCGGTCGCTTCGCTGGCCAGGCCCTTCAGTTGTCCGAGCGCGGCCGTGAAGACCGCAAAGCCGGCGCCCGCCGCTATGCCGGTCAGCAACCCACCGAGCCCTCTGCTGGCGCCCGTGAGTGACGTGCCGACCTTGGCCGACTCCGTGTTCAGCTTCTGGAGTTCCTGCGAGAGTGAGCGGATGGAGGCGGGCGCCTCGGTGCCGAGCGCCTTGTATTTGGCCATCGCCTCACTGATGGTGGCGTTGGCCCGCTTCATCTCAGCGTCGGTGAGGCGAGTCGCGCCGCCGATATCCGCGATGGCCTTGGCCATCGTCTCGGCCTGGCGCGTGAGGGTCGCGCCGCTGAACTGATTGCCGAACTTCTTGAGGTCGGTGTTGACCTGGCCCACCGTCCGGTCAAACGCCGTCACCGCCGTGCTCGCCTGCGCGAGCGACTGCCGGAACTGGCTGATGTCGGCGGTGAAGGTGGCCTTGACGGTCGGCATCAGCTAGTCCAGGAAGTCATCCGGGTCGGCCTGTTTGACGACGAACTCGTTGACGAATCGCACGGCCGCTTCAAACACCGGCACCGGCAAACGCCAGGTGTCCCGAAACGACCACCGCATCACGCGGCAGACGGCGAAGCACTGCTCGAGTCGTCCTCGGACAAAGGGTCGGCATACTTGGCCTTCGTCGCCTCCGTGTGCGTCCGCAGCGCCTCGAGCAACACCCACAGCCGGGACATCGGCATCGCCTGCAGCGACTCCTCGCACACCGGCAACGGCTTGCCATCGGCGTAGGTCAGCGACCACGCCGTCACATGGAACGCGAGCCGCTTCGGGAGCGCGAGTTCATCCGCGAGTGGCTTGCACGCGATGTCGAGCGCGGCCTGCTCGCCGTACGCCACCTCGTCGCGAAACTCAATCCACTGCCCCTTCGGCAGGACGTGCCGGGTACTCGAATCCTCGGCGGTCCAATCCGAGGCGATCTTGGTCAGACGGTCGCTCATAGGGTCTCCGTGCGGGCCTGCATCAGGTCAATCATCACGACCCCAGACTCCACGCTACCGGCCGTCACCGGATAGATGCGGACGGCCTTCGGCGTCAGGGGCAACACAATCTCCGTGGGCGGCCCGAGGCCCGCGGCGAAGGGGTTCACGTAGTCGGTCGAGAACGTCACCCGCTTGTCGTCTTTCCAGAACGTCGCCAGGCGCGCGAGCTGGCGACGTCCCTGTCGCAGCTCGCCGCCCTTGCCGGTAAAACACAGCGACATCAGCCGCCCTCCGTGTTACGTCGTGGTGCTGCGCGTCACGGCACCATCCGCCCGCGCTTCGAGCGTGCCGGTGACGATCCCGTCGTACGGCGCGTCCACCGTGTAGCTGACCCAGAACGTGCCGGACCAGTTGTGATTGGTCACGGTGTCGTTCGGGATGAAGCGCAACGTCACCGCCGACGTGCCCTCGGCCGCCGAGAAGATCGACAGCTGCGCGTCGTCGTACACGAACTCGCCGTTGACGCTGAAGTCCCGCTTGCCGGGCTTGTACGTCTTGTTGGTATCCGACGCGCACGTCGCCTCGTAGAAGTCCCGCGTCGCGTTGATGCTGAACCGCCGGAAGCATCCAAACGACGTCCACGTGGTGCCGTTCGTGGTCTGCTGGACGGCGAGGTCTTCGCCACTCATGCGTGCCATGTCAATCGTCTCCCTTCGACACGGCGCCTCGAGGGGCGTCAGGTCCAGTCCGTCGTCTCACGGTGCTACGCATGCTCGGCGAGCAGCGTGTACTCCCCACCGACCCGCACATACCGGCCAGTGATTTCCTCGAACGTCTCGTCGATGGGCGCCGTGTTCCGGTTGCCCAACACGAGAAACCCGTCCAACGACTCCCGCATCGCCGCGTAGTGCAGCAGCCAGTCGAGCCGCTCGGCCGCGGTACGCACCGTGCCCACCGCCACCGTGGGCGCGACCACCGCCACCTCGTACGTCAGGCGCGTAATGCCGCAGCCCTCGTCCCCGCCGCCGGTCGGCTCAATCACCACGAACGGCTCGGCGACATCCTGCGGCGCCGGCTCCACCCACACGCCGCCCACCGCCGCCGCCGTCAACGTGGCATCGGCCGCCAGGTACGCCTGCAGGGACGCGGTCACGGTGCTGCTCACCGCGCCTCCGAGAGCACTTGCACGAGCACCTGTTCCAGCCGGCCGTTCATGGCCCGCCGATGGGACGACGCCACACCCGCGACAATCTTGCTGGCCGGCATCACGCCACGGTTGCCGCGCCGGCTCGTGCGCGCCTTCGTGCCTTCCTCGTGAATCCAGGCATGCGGGGCGGCGCTGACGACTTGCCACACGAGCGGGTCACGCTGCACGACCCGCACACCCTTGCGCAGGTTGCCGCCCGCGACCGCCGCCCGTTTCTTCGTGGCCTTGCGACCAGGCCCAATCGGCAGCTTGCTCTGCAGGTCGGCCGCCGTCTCGATGGCCGCCTGACGCACGGTAGCGCCCGCCTTCTGCTCCAGGCCGTCGGGCATCCGCTCGAGCGACTTCACGAGGTCTGTCAACCCCTTCAACGTGAGGCTCACGCTCATGGCGTGCGCGCCTCCTGGCAGGCCAGCGTCACCTCGCGCTGCCGCGCGTCCTGCATGACGGCCTTGCCGACAATCGCCAGCGTCCGATCGCCATGCCGGCTGTGCCACACCACGCGGCTCGTCAACGCCACGTCCCCGCTCGGCGCCGGCAGCGCCACGACATGCGTCGTCTCACCCTGCACCTGTGCGCCAAAGACCCGCTCCACCCGCGCGCCCGCGGTCGTCATGACGCTCGCCGCCACCCGCACGAGACTGTCGGCCCACGACTCGACGGGCTGGCCGCCGTCGTTGACGACGGTGCGCGTCTGCACCGTGATCCGCTCGGTGTAGGTGCCGATCACGCGACCCCCATACGGAACCGGTGCGGCGCCAGCAGGCGCGTCACGGCCTCACGACGCGCGGTGCCTTCCCCGGGTGGCTCGCTGCCGCGCAGGTAGTGCCCTTGGATTTCGAGGTAGACCGCCTGCACGAGCGCGGGCGGCACAGCCACGGCACTCGCGTAGCCGACCTCAGCCTCGATCGAGACGCCGTTCCAGGAGCGCCCGCTCGACGGCGACGTCGTGAACAGGAGGCGGGACCGATAGGCGTCCAGCCCGTACGAGCCGGCGTCCACGACCGTCCCTGTCGTGTCGTCGTCGGTGGCGTACGTCGTCACGGCGACGATCGCCCGCGCCGGTTCCGGCAGGACGACGTCGGCACACGGCAGGCCGTCATACCACCAGCGCACCGTCTGCGGCAGCAACAACCGCCCGAGCTGCGCCTCGACGTCGTCGAGCGCCGCTTCGAGGAAGTCCTGCAACTGCACGTCCTCGTCGTCATGCGGCAGCCGGAGCCGCGCCCGCACGTCCTCGAGACGCAGCAACGGGGCGTCCGGCGGCGTGACGCGCTCGCGTCCCACCGGGCCGGTGTACCCCACGCTCGTCAGCATCGCAGTGCGGCTCATCGCGTCTCCACATCCGGCACCCGGGCCGGGACAGGGACCGTCGTCCGGGCGGTGGTCTCCGCCTCGGGCGCCGGCTCGGCATACCCCTGCGCGATCCAGAGCCGGGCCTGCTCGTCATCACAGACGACGATCCGACCCGTCTCCCGCAGGCGCATGCGCACCATGGCCGTCAGGTCGTGGTCAGATGCTTCACGGCTTCCGACTGCGTGAGCTCGCCGTCCACGCGCCGATTGGCGACAAAGCCGATCAGCCCGTTGGCGGCATAGAGTTCGTTGAGCCGGGTAAAGCCCGTGCTCGGCCGGTCGGCCACGTAGTAGTAGCTGAGGTCGCCGAAGGCCACGACCTTCTTGGTGGCCGCGAGCACCGGCATGGCGCTGGAGGAAATCACCGGGCGGCCGAACAGCGTGGCCGGCTGCGAGCCTTCCAGGTTCTCGGCCCACAGGTAGCGCGCATCGGAGGCGACGCCCGTCTTGAGCTTGGCGAGCGACGCGCGGGTCGCGTCGTTCATGAGAAAGACGCCGCGGTTCCGGTACGCCGGCTTCACCGAGTAGTACAAGCTGGCGATGTCGTCGAACGTGATCACGTTGGTGCCGGTGGCGGTCGTGCCCAGCGCCGTCGAGCGGATGAGCCCCTTGGGCTTGCTCGAGTCGTCGCCGTCCACGAACGCCGCTTCCTCCAACTCGGCGAACGCCAGCGCGAACGTGTCCGCCAGGTAGCCGCCGATGTTGAAGGCGTTGTCGGCGAGCAGTTCCTCCGACACCTTGACGAGCCGCGTCATCTTCCAGGGCGTCAGCGCAATGTTGCCGAACACGTCCTCAGTCTCGTTGTAGGCAACCGTCTCCCCCGTCCACCCGGCCGTCCCGCGGCTGGTTTCGGTCGGGATGTTGAAGCTGCCCATGCTCGTCTGGATGATGGTGGCGTACTGCCGCATCACGTTGTAGTCGGACATCTTGCGGACGATCTCGTTGTGCCATTCGTCCGGCACGAGATGCCCGCCCGCGGTGTCGGTGGTGACGGTCTGCGCGCGCAGTTCCGGCAGCACGAGGCCGCTGCGGACGAACGTCTCGAACGCGCTGCGGTACTCCTCGGTCGCCGTGTGCCGCTCGACCCGCGCGACGCTGTGCTCGCCCGCGCCAGGCACGATGGCCCGCTCGGCTTTCGCCGGGTTGGCGGCGGCCACTTCCACGGCCAGTTGCGCATCATGGGCGCGCAGCGTGGCGTCAATGCTGCCGACCTGCGTCAGCACGTCGGCGTGCTCGGTCAGTTCCTCGGGCGACATCGCCCGCTGGTCGGTCTCGGTGCGGGAGACGAGCTCTTCAGCCTTGGCGACGAGAGCCGTCCGCTTCGTGATCAGAAACTCCGTGTTCATGTCCGCCCCTCGTCGCCACGGCGGCGACTGAGTGACACGGAGCCTCAACGGGCTTCTGGTCGGTTGGTACTGGTCCTCGACGCTCGGTGTACTTGTTGCACCGGTCGCACTTGAACTGCAGACGCCCGCCCGGCGCGAGCGCGTCCTCCGTCATCAGGCACAACTTCTTGCGACAGAAGTCGCACCGGACATCGCCTAATGGCGCCGCCGGCCGCATACGTCCACCATCGCGGCCTTCGCGCGCAACGTGGCCGCCTGCGCCTGCCACGACGCCCGGGCCGCGAGCCGCGCCACATCGGCCTGGAGCGCCTCGACGTAGCCGCGCGCCGCGACCGACGTCTCGTCGTACGCCGGGTACGTGACCGCGCTCACGTCGTACAGCCGGACGTCCTTGATGACGCGCAGCGGCACGGCCGTCGATTCGTCCTGCCAGGCCTGCGCCTCGACGGTGAAGGCAAAGGACGACTGGCTGACATCGCCGCGGCGCACCGACGTCCACAGGTCGCGCCCGAGTTGCGTGTCTGGCAGGTCGAGCTCGTACCGCAGGCCGCGCGCATCCTCGGACAGCCGCAGCGTGCCGGCAGCCGTGCGCCCGAGCACGTGATCCGGGTTGTGATTGAAGAGCCCGCGCACATCGTCGCCACGCTTCAACGCCGACCGGAACGCGCCCGGCGCGATGACTTCGCGGAAGTTGGCGATCCGCGTCTCGCTGTTGTAGAGCGCGGCATAGCCGCTCAGCGTGCGCGCGGTGCCGCCGTCGCCGTCGCCCGCGCGCGCTTCCATCGGTGCCGTGACGACACGGCGTTCCCGTTCGCCCATCACATGACCCCTTCCGGTTCGGTGTCGCCGGTCAGGGCCGGTCTGGGCGCAGGCTCGGGTGCCGCAATCGGCGTCTCGCCGAGCGGCATCAGGTTGCCCATCACGTACCGCACGTCCCCGGCCGGGCCGATGGTGTTGCGGTCTTCGAGCTCCAGGATGTCGTTCACGGAGAAGACGCCGCGGTCGAACATCGTCTGGTAGAAGGCACTGCGGCTCTGCAGGTCGCCGCGCAGCATGCCCTGCACCACGAACCGCACCGAGCGCGTGGCAAAGCCCTTCACGCTCAGGAGGTCACGTCCGGCCGCCTGCTCCCAGCGCGACAGCCACGGCACGAGCGAATACTGCAGGAACATCGTCTGCTGCGCTTCGATGCCGGTGCCCCACGACGTCGAGCGATCGACCTGGCCGATCATGTGCGGCGGCACCCGCAGCAACGTCGCGATCTGCGCGTCGCTGTACTGGAGCGACTGCAGCATCTGCGAGTCTTCCGGGTCCATGCCGACCTGCTGCCACTCGATGCCCTCTTCGAGCACGGCCACCCGGTGCGCATTCGAGAGGCCGCGCGTCGTGGCATCCCACGCCGCCTTGAGCCGCAGCCGCGCCTCGTCGCTCAACTGGCCCGGCGCCTTGAGCACCCCGCTCGGCCGGCCCGCGTTGCTGAAGAACCGCGCGCCGTATTCCTTCGCGGCATAGGCTAGGCCGAGCGTTTCCCGGTGCAGCGTCAGCGGCGAATAGCCCGTATATCCGTCGTAGCCCAAGCCGCGCACGTGGAAGATGGGCGCCGGCTGCGTCTTCGGCTGGCTCCACGTCCACTTGACGTCGCGGCCGTCCGGCAGGCGGTACAGGTAGACGAGCCCGCGGCGCTCGTCCCGTGTCACCGTCATCAGGTGCGGCGCCAATGGCCACAGCGCCACGACCCGGCCCGACGTGTCGCGCTGAATCTCGGCAAACGCATTGCCGCGCAGCATCAGGTGGCCCTGCATCGCGGAGCGCAGCTCGATCGCCGTCATCTCCGGGTTCGGCAACTGGTGCAGCACCGACGACAGCGGGTGCGTCGTATCCACCGCCTTGCCGGTGGCCGTCTGCTTGAACACCTTGAGCGGCAGTGAGCCCACCGCGTCGGACACGAGCGACACCGCGGCATAGACCGCCGGGATGCCGAGCGCCTTCTCGGAGGTCATCGCCACGCCGGACGCCGTCGGCTCCCCGCCCAGCGCGGAGCGCAGGAAGTCATCCGGGTTGGCAAACGTGCTGCGCTTCAGCAGACCGCCGAGCAGGCTCATGCCGCACTCCCGGATTGCTGCGACTCGGTGGTCGCCTCGAAGAGCTGCGCCATCTGGTTCACGTCTTCGCCGGCCGCGCGCTTCTCTTTCAGCAGCCGCATCTCGAGCTCGCCCCGCCGGAACCACGGCGTGTCGATGACCTGCTGCCCGATGTGTCCGCACTTGACGGTCGGGTCCACCCAGATGGGACAGCCGACCGCCCGCGAGCGCGCACAGAACGCGACGTCTTCCGTGATGGCCGGCAGCCCGCAGTTGTCGAGCACGTACTCGAACCACGGCCGCATGAAGGCCCGCGTGATGCGCAGCGGCACCAGGGCGCAGCCCATGCCGATGAGGTCCACCCGCTGCAGCTCCGTCTCGTCGAGCACCTGCGGCGCGTAGTGGTACTCGGTGGTGTGCTTCTCGGGGTCGATGAACGGCTGGTCGAGCACGACCGGCCAATAGGGCCACTGCTTCAGGTGGTACACCCCCGACACCATGCCGACGCTGTGATGGCGCAGCATCTTGTCGAGCAGGTCGGTCGGCCAGGTCATATCCGCGTCGAGGAACAGGACATGCGACGCGCCCATGACCGTGCCCTGCATGAGGGCGTAATCGCGCATCGCGGCGACCGACGGGTACTGGTCCACCCAGCGGATGGCGTAGTCCTGGAAGCCGTGCTTCTTGACCGCCTCTTCGGCGTGCCCGCCCGCGAGCGACGCGAGCAGCGACTTGGCCGTCTGCCGGTAGATGCTGCGCTCGTTGGAGCAGATGGCGATGAGGATGGCGCGCTCGTCCTCGGGCACCGTCCAGTCGGTCACCGGCACCGGCTTGCGGAACGCCCACGAGGACCGGCTCGCCGGCTTGACCCGCACGCCCGCGAACGCTTCCCACGCCTTCACCGCCCGCCCGACACTGGCCCAGTCGCGGTCATGCCCGGCGACCAGGCCGCCCGGCTTCACCTTTGGCCACCACGCCTCGAGGTCGCTCAGGACGGACGCGGTCGCATGGTCGGCGTCGAGGAAGACGGCATCGAGACTGCCGTCGGCGTACGAGCCGGCCGCCTCCACGCTCGCCAACCGGACAGGATGGACGAATTCCCGCACCGGGTCTGTGTGTGTGAGGAAGGCTTCGTAGAGGCGGCCGGCTCGGACGTCGGGGTCGTCCGTGTGCAGCGTCTCGGTCGGCGTGCCGAGCCAGGTATCGACGACGTCGAACCGGATGGCCTTGCCGCTGAGCGCAATCTCGACGCCCATGAAGGCCGCCGACTGGCCCTTCCAGCCACCCACTTCGACGACGTGCGCGCCCGACGGCAGCGTATCCACGAGCTGCGCGTAGAGGTCCGGCCAGTCAAACCAGCCGGGCACGTCCATGAAGTAGTGCGCGAGGTCAGCCATGCCGCAGCGCCAGCAGCACGGACAGGACGACGAGCACCACGCCCGCCGCAATCAGGCCGCCTGACAGCGAGGTCAGGCCGACGCCCCAGATGACGAGGCCCGCGCCTACGACGGCCATGCCGTCGGCGACGCCCAGCCCGCTCGGTCGGTCGGCTCTCACCGCGACCTATGGTGGGAGAGGTTGTGGCACGTGGAACGGCGGCGGGCGCGCCGTGTACCCAAATGTACCCGCGTGTACCCAGATGTACCCGGTTACTTCGTGCTGGTGGTGGTGCTCGTGACGGGCGGCCAGATCCGCACGCCGCGGCCGGGCGTATCCGCGACGACGTGCAGCCGCGGGTCTTTGACGCGCTTCCACCGCTTGATGGTGTTGTACGTGACGTCGTACCACCGGGCCGTGTCCTTCATCGTCCACTGGTCCTTGGGGGTCTTGTTGCTCATAGGATCAGTACCTCGCGCTGGTCATACACACCGGGATTCGCCGGCTGGCGAATGGACGCTAATTGCATCGCCATCGAGAGCGCGCTGATGCCGTCCACCTTGTCGCGCGCCTTCATCTTCCGCAGTTGCAGGTCGCCCTTCTGGCCCGTCTGCACGACGGCGTTGCTCGCCATCCAGGTCAGCACCGGGTTGTCGTGATGCGCGAGCGAGCCATCCACGACGGCCTCTTCGATCGCGCGCAACCCAAGGTTGAGCGCGTAGCCCTGCGTCTGCTCGTGCATCGGCGGCGCCTTCCGGTTGGGCCACAGCCGCTTGACCAGCCGCTGCCGTAAGGCTTCCGCGAACGCCGGGTCGAAGCCGCACTCGACCACGCCCCACTCCGTCCAGAGCCGCGCGATGTCCACTTCGATCCGCTCGAAGTCCGTCACGTCGCCTTCGGTCAGCGTCAGCACGCCCGACCGCTTCCACGTCTCATAGGGCCGCGCGCGGAACACGTCCATCGCGCCCTTCGGCATCCAGAAGTGCGCCCGCACCAGCCATGTCCCATCCGGTAGCCGCGTCACCACCACGAAGGCCGACAAGTCCGACTTCAGCCCGAGGTCGAGCCCGGCATACGACACACACCCGTCCGCGGCGCTGAGGTCCACCCGCCGGCACTGCGCCCACCGCGTCATGTCGAGCCACCGCACCTCCTGCTCCGTCCACTGGTTCAGGTACAGCCGCCGGAAACTGTTCTGCTGCTCCGGCTTGTGCGACGACTCGAGCGCCCACGCCCGCATCTCTTCGATGTCGCGGAAGTCCCCGAGCGCCGGGTTGGCTGCGCGCCACACCGTCTCGTCCGTCCAGTCGGCCCCGTCCGGCGCCTCGTACAACACCTGATAGAACGACGGGTCGATCACGTCGCCATCCCGCACCTTGCGCGCGTAGTCCCATAACTCCCAGCAGATGGTTGTCTTGTCGAAGCCGGCCGTCGTGATCGCCACCATCATCGGGTCGCGCCGCGCGCCCTGCGACGTGCGCAGGACGTCCCACAGTTCCCGCGACGGCGCCGCGTGGAGCTCGTCGTAAATGACGAAGCTGGCGTTGAACCCATGCTTGCTGTACGCCTCAGCTGAGAGCGCCTGGTAGAAGCTGCCGCTCACCTTGTCCACCATCCGCTTGCGCGTCGTCAGGATGTCGATCCGCGCCGCGAGCTCCGGGTCGTGCTCCACCATGGCCTGCGCCGCATTGAAGACGAGCGCCGCCTGCTCGCGTTCGGCCGCGGCCGAGTAGACTTGCCCGCCCTTCACGCCGTCGCCGATGAGCCCGTACAGCGCGAGCGCCGCGCAGACTTCGGTTTTCCCGTTCTTCCGGGGCAGCGCGACGAACGCCGTCCGATACGCCCGACGCTGTTTGTTGTCGGCACGCATGCGCCCGAACAGCTCGCGCACGATCCGCTGCTGCCACGGCCGCAGCACGAACGGCTCGCCGGCATGCGACGCGATGCTGTCAGTCGAGAGCGTCAGGCCCTCAATGAACGCGACCACGTGGTCGGCGCGCTTCTTCGAGAGCGGCCCGCGCGTCACCGCGCCTGGGTGAGTCGTTCCCATTTGCTCAGTGCCTTGGGCGCGGCGGCCCGCGCGACCTTGGTGGCCATGACCGGCGTCAGCCCGAACTCGCCGAGCAGCCGCGTCTTGAGCTGCGCCAGGTGCTCGAGCCGCCGCAGAATCGGCGTCTCAATGACGCGCATGTCGTCGCCCTTCTTCACCGTCACGAACGCGCGGAACGCTGTCTGCGCGAACTGCTGCCGCGCCCGCTCGTAGTCCGCCGACACGCACGCCAACGTCGCCAAGGCTTCCGCATGCTCCGGCTGCAGGATGCCAAGCGGCATCAGATGCGCCGCATACGCCTGCCAGTAGCGGAGCGCGATGGCGTCGGCCTGGATGACCTCCGGGCAGACCGGCTCCACCGACGGCGGCAGCACGACCGCCTGCCGCGGGCGACCGCCGGCCAGCACGCGCAGCGCGTCTGGCTGCCGCTTGCGACCGCTGCGGTGATTACCGGCCATCGACCTTCACCGCCTTCTGCCCCGTGAAGGCTTCCCACCGGTCGATGGATGCCTGGCAATAGACGGGCGCCAGTTCGATCGTGAAGGCGGCCCGGCGGAGCTGCTCGGCCGCAATCAACGTCGTGCCCGACCCGAGGAACGGGTCATAGACGACTGTGCACTGATGGTTGCGGATCGGCCGAGCCATGCACTCGACGGGCTTCTGTGTGGAGTGCCCGCCTTCCACGTTCTTGTCAAGATTGATTTCCCAGAGCGTCGTCTGCGTCCGGTCGTCCGTCCGGTGTGCGGGACGCCCCTCGCGCACGGCGTACCAGCAGGGCTCATGCCGCACGTGGTAATCACCGCGCCCAATCGGGAAGTTGGACTTGGCCCAGATAATCTGCATGCGAATGGCAAACCCCGAGTCTTGGAGCGCCGCGGCGTGCTCAAGACTCGGGGCACCCGCCGGGTGCCACGAGTACACGACGTCGCCAGGGAACAGCACCCACGCCTCCCGCCAATCGGCCCGGTCATCGTTCATCACCTGGCCTACGCGGCGAGCCGCGTAGGCCAGGTTGCCCTTCGCCGCTTCGACGTTCCGCCAAGCCGGGTCATAGTTCACGCCGTACGGTGGGTCGGTCACCATCAGGAACGGCACCGTGCCCGCGAGCAGCCGGGTTACGTCGTCGGCACTCGTGCTGTCGCCGCACAGCAGCCGGTGCGCGCCCAGCTCAAACAGGTCGCCCGCCTGGATGTCCGTGGCCCGCACATCCGGCACCGCATCCGGGTCGGTCAACCCCTCCTGCGGCCCGAGCAGCATGGCGAGTTCGTCGGCCGTGAACAGCTTGGACAGGTCCGCACCCGACTCCGCGAGCGACTGCAGCACCGGCGCGTCCCACGACAGGCCCAACTCCGCCGCTCGGTTGTCCACCACGCCGAGCTCCATCGCCGCCGCGTCCGTCGCCAGGTCCAGGTCCGTCCGCTGCACCACCACGAGCCGGCGGCCGTCCGTCTGCACCACAATCGCGTCGTCGAGCCCAATGCTGACCGCCGCCTCCAGTGTCTTGTTGCCGGCAATCACGACCCCATGCCGATCCACCAGAATCGACCGCCCCGCGCCGTACTGGCGCAGGCTGTCCTCCACCATTTGTGCGCCGCGCG